TTTTGTGCATCTTGTACTATAAAGTATGACCCCCTCATCAAATATGCAAGAATAAAAATAGCTGTCACTGTTCCTAGAAAATCTATCATCTTATTGCCCTCTCTCATAACCTGCGAATTGCTCTGGCTCGGTTTGATTAACCCTGTCATAAGAATCCTGCACTAAGTCTCTTAGCGTTGATTCTAAGCTAAGGTAGATATCATCCCTAATAACCGCTGATATGCTTTGACTTGCAGAGTTGGTATAAAGTTCGTGTATAAAATCATCGGGGTTAATTAATACTGGTGGTAGTATATCATCCCACCAAGTTTTCATATTTAACAAAAAATGGTAGCAGATACTGTCTTTATGAGTGTCGTTTAGTTCCATAACGTCACCATCCCAGTTTCTGTATTCTGGGTGTAACTCATCTACCATCTGATCTAATACAGCTTCAAAGTTGATTAAACTCATGTACAGCACTCCCCAATTTATTAATTTTTTTTGTTTTAAACATCTTAGCATATACCTCATTGGCTTCTTCTATTGAGTATGCAATGCAACCCTTAGCGGCATACATATCAGATGTCTCGTTTGAATCATCAATATCTGAATTAATAGTCCCATCTAGTTTTAGATTAAATTCTAATTCGTCATTTGAAAAAATAGGAAAAAAAGAACCATCTTTTAATCTATGACCTCCCATATATGAAACATCTAAATTTCTTCCTGCATTTAATCCAAAAATTAATATTTGTAATTTTTCCCTTGTATTAATTTTCATTACAGCACCCCCATTACGTACATCTGATAACCCATCCCAACAACTACGGCAACGGATATGCCAGTAATAAAAGCCATAAACATATCTGCATCATGGTCTTCTTTCTGTGTTTTTTCGAATGCTTTTTGAGCCAAATAACGTGCGGCTCTGTTTTGTGCGGCTATTCTTGAGTTTGATAATTTCATATTGATACCCTTTATTTATTGATTGAGATTACATTAAATACTATTTAAGCCTAAATGTAAACCTTTTTGTAAATTAATTTAATAATCCCCGATTCTAAAAACTTCATCCTGTATTCTTTCATTTAAATCGCGTTGAAACGCTATGACCTCATCTCGGTTAAACTTAGGGGATGCCCTCCAAGCTAACCGTTGCATTGCCCTGATACGTCTTACACCGTACAAATCTTCCATGTAGATGCGATAAGCCTCCTGAATCTTTGTTGTTTTCATACCCCACTGGTTGCAAGCAGGACATTGCACATGGATGTTTTCTTCAAAAAGTTTAAACACCGTGTGTCGTCTACTGTAGAAGTGACCGCCCTGCATATTCTTATAGTGATCTATCTTGCCGCAAGTCACACACTGGCAATAGCCGTTGTCATCTGATGCCTTTAATCTAACTAATCTTTGTAGCAATTTTGCGGCTTTCTCGACTTCCTGTGCTACCGTAGATTTCTTCTTCTTCGCCATACTCCAACTCCAATAACATCTCGCAATAGTGAATGGCTTTCAATATATCTTCTGCCCCATTCTTTTTTCTGGTTACGTACTTAATGACGTTTCCGCGAATATAATCCAGATCGTTTTTGTAAATAAACTCAACTGGCTGTATCGGCAACTTGTAATGACTGCCCCCTACCTGCTTATTTAATGCTTTTGACATTCTTCTTCTCCTTTGACTGTAACCTCTTCTGGACAATGTAGATCGCACCTAGCACAAATACCGTAACCACAACCATCATCCCCAAGCCAGTACTCAAGAGACTGTCCGCAATCACAGAATAGTTTGTTAAGAGTAATTGTCCCTGAGTGTAGTTTAATAACATTACTCATTTACCGACCTTGATCTTAACCCTTGAATCTTCGCCATGTTCTTTATGATAAACCACAGCAGTCATGGAACGCTCTGCTCCGTAGCCCGAATCTGAATGCCACTGGTCTGTAGAAGTGAGACTTCCGAAATGTTCAAAATGCATTGAACCGACTTCTCTCGCTATGTGATGGTGAATATGACCTAAGTGACAGTATCTGTTTTTAGACTGACTCCACTGATCATCAAGGTTCTTAATTACTGTTTGAAGAATCTGCTCATGCTTGATTCTATCGCCATGATGAAATACGAATAGATTATTGTGCCATTGGTAATGTATAAACTTAGAGTAGTTTTGCAACACCTCAACCCTTGGCTCGTTGTCGTAAATAATTTCCAAACAGCTAGATAAATGACAAGCCATATCAGAATCGTGATTACCCCTGACATTAATAACCACAACTTTCTTGTGGGTTTTTAGCATCTTTTCTACAAGGATTTGAAAAAGCCTTCCTGCCAGTTTAAACGTCTTACCTATTCTAGTGTCTACGTCTACCCTTGTCCCTGCTGTGGTTTCATTCTTGCTTGAGTCTGCATGAAAGAAGTCACCTACGTTTAGCAAAACACCAATCTCTGCATCACCAACTCTATTGGCTAATCGCTCAGTTGAGTCTACTAGTATTTTACTTGCTATCTTTACATCCCAATCATCATCATCTAGCTTAGTCTCGCTGTCAGCAAGCATCCCGAAGTGATGGTCGCCTATAATATACATCGCTAGGTAATCAGCGTTTACTTTTGCAGGTGCTTTAACTGCTTTCTTAAATCCTGTTAGATCGTCCTTAATGCCCTCTAGCATATAATTAAGGCGTTGCTGTAGGCTTTGCTTGTCTGGCTCTTGTATAACCCACTGTAAAGCTACTGAGCCGTCTTCCTTGTATGCCGTTGATATTCTCTTAGCTTGGAATCCTTCTGCTGTTTGGTGAGTTAAATCTCTATGGGGGGCTACTCCGTTGGATGCGGCTATCTTTTCTAGTCGAACTATCATTTTATCGACGGTTCGTCTGTCACACTTTAGTTCTTTGGCGGCTTTTGTAGCAGAGCCATTTTTAATAACGGCATTCACTACTTCTTTTTGTCTTTCAGTTGTTGTAAATTCTATTAGCGTTCTGGGGTCAGCCTTAATCATTCAACTCTCCTGTTGGTTTTTCAGCTTTTGATACTCGGAATTCTCTGGCACTTCTAAGAATATTCCGTTGTCCCTCGCCCAACTATAACACTGATCCAAAAAATACACCATTTCGCCAACATCTAGATCACTGGTGTGCTTTACCTGATTCTCAATTACTGTCTTACCTACCACTATATCTTCTGTCCCTAGAAACCTTTGCTTCATCATTAGCTTCATATTATCAGGCGTAGCTGTTGGGACTTTCTTAATGAACTTTTCAGACATGGTTTTACACCACACATGGAACAGAGCGTTCTGATTTAGGCTTCTTGGGTTCGTGTAAGGCTTTAAAGTTACGCAGAGAGGTTTTGCATAATCCCAATCATTGACTCGTTTAATAAGAAAAGGCAACCGCTTCTCTACCTCAAGCAAGTTGCCTATCCTAATAAAATCTCCCTGACTCATACTAGCTTCCGCGTAAGCCACTTCTGAGATAGTGTCGTATTTACCTTAACCTTCTTTTTTCTCAGTGTTCTACCGCAGTGACTTTTAACCAACTCATCGTCTGTACATATATCACTACCGTTAAGCCTGTATCGAATCGCTGTATCTGACAGTCCAGTTATCTCAGACAATCGTTTAATAGTGTAGTATCGACCATGTACCAAGTCTGGCTTATTGCCCTCATACCGTATTTGTTTTGCTTGACTAGATGCGCTCACGTATTTCTCCATCGTAATAGTAACCAAATTTATTTAAGTAGAACTCCTTCATCATCTGAACCTCATCAGGATCGACCCAAGTGACATCAGCCATTTGCATCTCTAATGTTTTGGCTCTTATGCTATCAGGTTTGTTATATTTCTTAGCAATAGGGGAACTGCCACCCTGCTCTTGTGATCTAGATAACCAAGAGTTAACAAAGCGTTTTATTCCTGTGGGTTTTTTCCTGCGAGCTGGATTAGCATCTAGCCAAGATTCCATCGCCATCAGTTCTTGGTATACATCGACCTTTGGAAAGGCGCGTTGCCAAGCAATAATGTCAGTCTCTTCTGGTTGCCAGTTGTCGCCATTATTAAGAATCATTTAAGCCACCATATCTGGAGTTATCTCAAGACCGTTAGCAGGGCGACTTGCGCTTTTCTGTTCTCGAACCCTAAAAAACCCCTCATACTTAGGCCACATTTTCATAAATCTTCTGGCATAGAATGGGCGTATATTGTTATTAATCTTAAACTCAACAATGCCATCACCACCGACATTGCTTAAATCCCATCTTATCCTCTCCATAACTGTGTAAACAGAATAATTCTTGTACCCTTTGTTGATGCGGTCGAATGTAAATTCTAGAAACTTATCCCAAACCTCTGGGTGATCTTGATGAAATTGATTTGCTTGCTCTTGTAATTCGTCTAGTCTTGTTTTCATGTGAACCTCCTACAGTTCTGTTTTATATTAGCTGTTAATATTTTTTAGCATCATAAAAGCGTTCATTACCGCTATCAAGATCGTCAATAAATTCTTTTATAACTGACCTAAAATTCTTATTTTGAACTAAAAATTGCTGAATAATATTGTGTAAAGTTGAACCAGTAATCTCTACCGAACCATACCAAGTCTCCAGAGTTGCCTTTGCTTGATAATAGTTATTTGGTATTTTAACAACCGTATTTCTAATATCGTTTTCTTTTATTGTTAAAGTAGCATTTTGATCATGCTCAATGCCTTTTATATTAATTGCCATTTTCATCTCCTATGGCTCGGTCAAGCCTCGCCTGTTTTATTGATAAATTGTTTCTTATTATTTACTTTGTTTATTTTATGTAACTTTTTAAAAGACGTTTTAACCCTTTTACTTCAAAAAGTAAATTTAC